GTNGNGCAGGTTTAGAAACATGTTGGTCAAATCGACTTGCATCCAGCCCAACAGCTGCTGGATTACTGAACATACCCCACTTTTCCGACATCAGAGCGGCAGAATCAACCGCATTGAAGCCTTTAATAACTGTGGTATGTCCAAACACTTTCCCAATCGCTTTAAATATCGATTCCTCTATACGACGGAGGTAACGGCCAACTTCCAAGTTATATCTTGGTGACCGCGGGGAAATGACACGAGGGACAGGATCAACTTTTGTAGTAAAATCCGTCTTCTCACTCTTTACAAACACTTGTATACTAGCATCCTTACGAGTCACGCTGTTCCACTGCAATGACTCATAAGCCGCCTGGTAAATCTTGAGCTTGCGGCCCCGAAACGTATCCACAAAAGCGGAACGAGTCAACGGGACGGTTTTACCCACGATTTTAGCCACGCGTTTGCCGAATTTTGAAACTGTTTCGGCAAAATGTAGACCCTCTGGTTGGGGTGGCTCAACATACACGCCATCTCTGCCTTTGACAAAGAAGACGCGCTCATTGACCGCCCTCTCGAGGGTGTCTATACAATTATTAAAAGGCTTAATTTCAAGTGGAGGACTAACTCCACTAAGCCTACAAACTCTTCGAACTTTAACAAAATCACGGAGTTCCTTATACCTCTTGACGATCAAACGGGGGTGTATCGAAAGTTTTGTCTTGACACTTGACACCCCCTCGCCAGTATATAGGCACCCCTAGAGATCCTCCCACTTACCTAACACCCTCCTGGCATAGGCAAATGTAGTCTCATACGCTGCACACTCCTGATGTGTCTTGCTAGGCAAGAAACTGAGGAACACAGCCTTATCCATGATCTCAACCTTGTCGCGAGTACGCATGTCAGGGGTCTCAATTAAGAGGTCACTGATATATTTCCTAGTAACGAGAACGTTGGCTTCTGATTTCATGCGTCTACCGAACTTCAAGTATGCCTGCAATGCGTATGCATCAGCGGCATGCTTGCGGCAGCGCTTTCTAACAGTTTTGGGCATTCCCACAGCCGCAACAACTTTCTCGATACCTTCGTCGACTTGAGCATCACTCTTATCAAAGGATGTGATTTCTTTCTTTGCAGCACGTTCCAAAGACCAGCGCTTGTAAAACCTGTAACCTAAATACCCAACTCCAGCAACTGCCAAAGCGGGTACCATCACTCGGGACCATGAGGACGATGAACTTCCCTCATTATCGACCACTCTAGAAACCAAGGTGGCAGAGACAAGAGGGGAGGGGGCAACAAGGTGAGCGGTAATGTGTGAGGCGGTAGAAACAGAGATAGCTGGGATGGCGACGCGAGAGACGGTCGATATTAGAGCCATGATATGCACTAAGAGTAAGTACACAGACGATACTTCGTCAACGAGTAAACTCTGGG